TTCTCCTTGCTTGAGACCAGTGGCTTCAAGAAAGTCTTTACCTGTCAACTCCTTAATATCACCAGGTAAAATAGTAGTAGATGGATAATTCTCAGAATATGTATTTCTTGCCTCTTCTACAAACTCATTGATACAGAGAATCTTACCACCTGCAAGACGATAACCAGTGGACGAACCACCTCCACCAGCGAACGTAGAAATAACAGTGAACTTCTGTTGAGCTTCACCATCATAAACATCTTGTAATTTGTAGGGGAGTTTCATGAGAACTGTTTCTTATAGTGTGTAGTGTAATATGTTTTTGGAGAATCTACAATGTCTTCGTAAAGAGATTTGATTCCCATACCATCCTGAAATGCTACCTTCTTTCTATCAACAATATCATCTGGGAGTTGACCTCTAAATGCCTCTTGGAGAATTGCTTTAGGTCTAGCTTTACCATCCCAAACAGTATCTTGACTGAGACCAAGTGCAGTCTCTACTAACTGGGTATTTAAAAAAGGTAGTCTACATTCAATACCATACTTCATAAAGATCTTATTACATCTTGTGAAATTTTTACGGTGTTGTGAACCAAAGAGTCCGATTCTATAGTCAGTCCAACCTTTATCCTTAATACCATGGTAACTCATACCATAGGATGCCCAGAGTTCATCACTACCTTCACCTGACATAATCACTTTGAAACCATCTTCATGGATTCTTTTTGCAAGTTGAATACAAGGATATCCAATCTCTACTTGGGCCTTATATGGCATCTCAATGGTATTGATGACCTCATTAACATCATCGATGGTAGGTGGTTGAACTATAACTTCTCTGAGTTCAACTCCCAAATATTTAGCAACTTTTCTAGCAGACTTTAAATCTTTTGAGTTCTCATCATGAACTGCAGTATATGTTACCAAGTTTGGGATGTGTTTAGATGCAATGAGAGTTGTGATAGCAGAATCAATACCACCAGAGAGTAAGCATGCAACAGGAACATCGGCAACAGTTCTTTCAAATGAACCCATCACAATGTTTCTATAAACCATCGCTTTAGAATCATTAAAGTTCCATGTAGATGTATCTTCAATATGTTCTCTGACATTATACCAATACCCCTCTTTTACAGAGTAATCAGATGAAACCTTAATAAATGATCCAGGTTCTAACATTTTAACTGTTTGACCAATCTCACCCATTGCTAAAAGACCTTTGATCTCTGAACAGAAAGAAAATGATGGAAAGAGACCTGTAAGGAGAGAGTAATGAAGAGGAACTTCTCCATGACGGTCTCTCACAATAGTAATAGAACCATCTCCCTGAGTAAATGCAATGGCAAACATTCCCTGAACTTTATTCAGTCCTTCAATACCATACCTATCCAAGATAGCACAAAGTACCTCAGTGTCACCTGAAGTCTTTGTTTCAATATTCAATTCTTCTCTTAACTCACTATAGTTCCAAATGGTACCATTGAAGATCATGGTGGTGTCACCATAAACAAATGGTTGATTTGACTCACTACTGGTATCAATAATAGACAAACGAACATGTCCAAAGTAGATGTTCTCCATTTGGACAATCTGTTGGTTATCTGGGCCCCTATGAATAATAGATTTTAGACCTTTTTCAATTTGTGGAATATCAAATCCACCAATAATACCACACATTACTTAATTGCAATTACTCCAACGAACTGATGGTTTCTCCAGAAGATCTGACAGTCTTTGAACCCCGCAGTCATCACCATATCTCTTAGTTCAGACCATGTATTAGGTTTCAACATATCACGAAGTTGTTTTTCCTTATCCATGATTTGTTCTGCACTGAAGGTCTTTCTCTTGTAATCATAATGATTAAAGGTAAGAAGTTCTTGGAAGAATGCATTCTCACACATCAACTTCTCTGCAAAGATAAATGCACCACCTTCATTAAGACCATTATAGATTTTATTGATAGTCTCTTGTCTGGTAGTCTTGGGCATGAACTGTAGAGTGAATAGTGAAGTCACCAGAGAACAGTTCTTGAACTCATAGTTAGTGACATTACCACGGACCCATTCTAACATTGCACTAGGGTATTCCTTACGAACTTCAATATGACGTTCCTCAAGATCGTCGTAAAAACTACCAGCAAGTTCTACACCCACATAATGTGCATACTGACGATTAGGATTGTTTGCAATGATCATCTTGGTAAGTTTACCAGTTGAACATCCAACATCGACGACTTTAGTATGATCCTCCACAAAGTATCGAGAGAACGATACAGTGTCTTCCAACAGATTTGAATACCCACGAATACTATCGTTGATGTGGTTATCAAATCCTTCAGGAGAGTGTGCGAATGAAAAGTCGTATGTCATAAATTATTTTCCACTTGTATCGTATTCTAACTGATCATCAATATGTTTATCAAGTGTAGCAATGATGTTACGAACATCAACAATTCGTGGAGGAATACAGGTAGGATCAAGAGTATAACCTTTCTGTTCTATAAACAGTGCCTGACGAATTACTGCTGCTTGTTGCAAATTTAATTCAAGATTAATCATACATCACCTTCCTTTCGGACTTCGGAATGTTTTACGGAAAATTCTCCACCAGGATATCGTGACTTGAGTTTATCAACATTCATCTCGATAATCTCATCAATGGTAGTATCAAGACCCATACATGCTTGTGCGACATACCACATAATATCACCAAGTTCACGTTTCAGGTGAAATAGGTTTTCTTCATTTACAGGTTTTCCTTGGAAAACGATCTTCTTGACTACCTCAGTAAACTCACCTGCCTCAGCAGACATACCTACAGCAGCAGTAAACAGTCGCTCGGTAGGAAACTCTTGACCTTCCAATTCTTGAAGACGATAGAGGAATGCTTCGTGATCTTTACTTTGTTGTGAGGTGACGGCATTGACAAATTCAAGATAGGCTTTAGTATTTACAGTCATAAATTTAGGGGTTGTGCTTGTGATTCGGGAAGTTGTGGGTCAGGAGGAAGTGTAACACTGTCCACATCCACCGTCTTTGGTGGTGGGGAAAGGTAAACTTTCTCCCAAGTGAAACCAGGATTTCTCATTACATGATTATCAGCATCTTTCTGTGACCCGCAATGACGATAACGGTTACCATCAAGATCTCTCACCTCATAGATAAAAGATTGATCACGTAATGATAGTGAAGATTGTAATGATCTAGTAGTCAGTCCCATATCAGAACTTAAATCCACTAAAGGATTTTTTAGGTTTTTGTTGCTCTTCATTATTATACTCTTCTTCCTTATTGTTGTCAAGAAGGTCGTCCTGTGCAGACTGTTCACAATCATACAGTCTCATCTTAGCACGATCAATACCAACTACAAAACGTCTATGGACAGAGTAATCGTTATATCTGTTCTTCAATTGTTTTACAAGTATTTGTCCCAATGATTCCAACTCTTCAGTCGAAATAAGGGCAAACATAAGATCAGCAGTAGCAGGGAGACCAAAGGACTCAGAAGTATCAGTAAGCTCAACATCAGAGCTACCATAACCAGAACGAGTGGTCTGAGTGGCAGATATGATAGGGACGTTTGCTTCGACAGCAAGTCCTCTAAGTTCTTCAGCAATTGCTTTAATATATGAATATGAATTGACAGTGCTATTTCCGCGATATCTTTCGGAAGAACATATATTAAGGTAATCAATGAAAATAATATCAGGTCGAAATGACTTCTTAAGTGCAAGTTCATTAAGAAGTGATTTAAAGTGTCCAGCATGAGCAGAGGCCGTAGGATACTCTTTAATAATTAGTTGACCTTGTGTCTTTTGTGCCAGGTTTGTAACCTTTGTTTCAAACATTTGTTTTGGAAGGTCAACAATCTCCTGGATATTTACATTGAGGAGGTTCGCATCAATTCTTTCAGCAATGCGCTCTTCTGCCATCTCCATTGTAATGTAGAGAACGTTCCTCCCTTGGAGCAGGACGGAGCTAGCCACATGGCACATGAATAAAGACTTGCCGACGCCAGTATTATGAGAGGAAACTCCATTAGTATAATACCTATGATTTGGATGATTTACATTAATATCAACAATAGGTATTTGATTTCCCGTTTTAAATACACTACCAAGTTTATAACCACTCTCGGTTAAAAAATGCATTATTTTATATTTTTTATAAAGATGCGATGCACTCATCCACCCCAAAGATGTCTGAAATAAATGATCAGCATTACATCTTATAAGTTCATCAATGCCATCGATTCTCAAAACATATTCATCATACATTCCTTTGTTAATAAAGAAATTAACTGGAACATATCCATCAGGCGAATCAACTTCTATCTCATATCCATTATCAAGTAATGTTTTGATTTCAGCAATTGTTGTTTCTTTTTCAATCCACATTTTATATAAATAATAGCAGTAGCAGGGACAAGGAATGTTTAATCGTATCTATTCTAACTTATGCGAAGGCAATAGGTCAAGAAGAGAAGATTACAAAAAATATTCAGGACTACACGAACATCATATTGTTCCTAAACATATGGGAGGAACAGATGATGATTACAACCTTACATATTTAAATGTTAGAGAACATATCATAGCACATTATTTGTTATGGAAAATATACAAAAATCCAAATGACTTAAGGTCTATGAAAATGTTAGGAGCAAACCTATCTCCACAACACAGAAGAATAACAGGAGAGTTTTGTAGAGATAATAAGATTGGGTTCTTTTCGATACCAGTAGAAGAAAGAAAAGAATGGATGATTAGAGGAATAGAAACTCAAAAACAAGAATATCTAAACGATAAAGTTAAAAATTTTTATTATTGGAGCACAGAAGAAGGAAGAAAAGAAAGGGCATCTCTTGGAGGAAAGCAAAGAGCATCCAAAGAATTTAATTACTGGGCATCCAATCAAGGAAGACAAGAAAGAGCATCTCTTGGAGGTAAAGCACATAAAGGCAAAAAGGTAATGCACTTACCAGGAACAAAAGGATGGAAAAGAATACTTCCAGAAGAAGTTAATATGAAGTTAAATGAGGGCTGGAAATTTGGAACTGGAGAACCAGCACCAAATTCCACAATCAAGAAATCTTCCTAAATCTAATTTTAACTTTGGTTTCTGGATGAACACACCCAGCAAGCGCGATGTTAAGAGTTTTGTTAGGGAGCCCACCTTTCGTGATTTTGTTAAAATAGTCGAGATCGAATTCAATTCTCTCCTCCTTCCTGTGATAAGACTCGTATCGTGATTCATAATCTTCAAGGTAATCATGTCCTACATGGTTGTCAAAACTAACTGCCAGAGCATCTTGAAGAATGCTAGGAATTGCATCTTGAGATTTTTTACTATTATTTCCATCGACTATATTAATAGATTCCGTCAAAGCAAGATAAATGGCACGTTCACGACACCACTTCTCAGTAGTGTTAACCAACCAATCAAACTCTACAACATCGTCCTCAAGACAATTAACTACATGAGAAATCTGTTTATAAGAGTCCTCATTAATATCTCTTCTCTTTTCAATCTCAATATTGAGAATCTCTTTTGTAGGGAGTTCGTTATACTCAGCAGTAAAGGTAGAGATCTCGTCGAAGATTACCTTATATTTAGTATCATCAAAATATTCTTCTTTAATGAATGGGAGAACCTTTCTCAAGTATTTTTCATTGTGTATTAGATTTTTCAGAACCAAAAATTCAACCTTATCCATCAAGTACCGTAACTAAATTGTTCCTTTGCAATTGCATCAAGTTTCTCCATCACCTCTGGTGTGAAGTAAATTTCTGGTTCTTTCAAGATGGCTTTGGCATACACCTTCTTACCATCCATCTCATAACGTCCTGCAACGTTCTTCCAAAGTCCACCCAATTCTCCCAACTCAAGTAGACCATAATACTTATCAAGACCACGTTCATCATAAAATAGACGAATAGTCACATCTTTATTCTCTTTACTTAGACGCGACTTGATAGTTTTTGCCTTAATAAGGTTTCCAACAACTGATGTTCCCTCTTTTTCTTTTGACTTTGAGAGAAAAATGACTGAGGAAGATGCGTAAAATAATCCCGATCCTCCACCCATTTTCTTTGCTTCGTATAAAGACATTGAGTCGTAAACATGATTAGTTACAATGAAAGGTATCTTTGCTTGTCCCATTTTAAGAGTCAACATTCTAAAAGCACCTTTGATTAATTGTGCCTTTGTCATATCTCTAGTAGTTTTTTCTGCTAGAGTATCTTCAATCTCCTTATTGGTTGAAAGATTACCTAGAGAGTCTAACACAAACATACAAGGTTTACGTTCTTCTTCGGGTTTTTTCTGATACATATCAACTGCCCTGAGTGCCTTACTACGAAACTCTTCGATAGTCACTACATTAACAACGACAAGACGATTAAGGTCGATTTCACGACTCTCTAAGAGTGACTTAGTGATAGCTGCCTCAGTATCAAAATACAAGCAATATCCATCAGGATTAGAGTCCAGAAAATTCTTAACCACTGCGAGTGAGAAAAAAGTTTTTCCTGTAGAACTTTCACCAGCAATTGCAGTGATTTTATTACCAGAAACACCCCCACGGATAGAGCCAGATACAAGAGCATTAAAGATGAACGAACCAGTGTCCACATAGGTTTCTGAGTCGTCGATGTCTGAGGCAAGTTGTGTGTATTCATCTCCAATCTCTTTTACAATATCGCGTAGGAAGTCCATC